AAAAAAATATTAAAATAGGTATTGACAATTATTAATTATATGATATAATAAAGATGTAAAAAGATAAAGGAGAATAAAAAATGAAAAACGTAGAAATTAAAATTTTGATTATTGAAAATGATTGGGAAGAAACAAAGGTAGTAGTAAATGGAACAGATGAAATGGCAATGAAGTTAGCTGAAGAATTAACACAGAAGATGAGAAATAAAGAAATCAAACATTATCAAATGGAATGGGAAGCGTAAGGAGGAAAGAACATGAAAGTAAATATTTATATCATAGGATACACATTTGACAGAGTTATAAGAGGAATAACCCTAAAAGAAAAAGAAAAGTTAGAAAAAGAATTAGAAAAAGCTGTTGAAGATAAAAAGATCAAATGTTATCAAATAGAGGAAATAGAGGAAATAGAGGAAGCCTAAAGGCTTCTTTTTTTATGCATTGTAAAAGTTATTTAGTATTGTTATAATAAATATAACCGAATAGCAAAGAAACGCTTACGAAGCACAGGAGGTAACATGGCATTAACGAGAAAATTTCTATCGGCTCTAGGGATCGAGCAGGATAAGGTAGATGAAATTGTACAGGCACACGCAGAAACAGTGGACGCACTGAAAGATAAGATTGCTGAGTACAAAGACAAAGCCGAAAAATATGATACAGTGAATAGCGAGTTGCAAGAATTAAAGGGAAAAGAAAATCCTTTTGAAGAACAGTATAATTCTTTGAAGACTGAATTTGATCAGTACAAAGAACGAGTACAAACAGAAAAGACTATTGCGAACAAACAATCACTGTATAAAGAATTATTGCGAGATTGCGGAGTATCCGAAAAAAGACTGAATAGCATCTTGAAAGTTACCAACATGGATTCAGTTGAATTGAATGAAGATGGATCTATTAAGGATGCAGATACATTGAAGGAAAAGATTCAGGATGAATGGTCAGACTTCATAACACAGACAAAGAATGTAGGAGCTGACACAGAAACTCCACCTGCAAATGATGGAAGTAAGAAGTTTACTTCGAAGGAAGAAATTATGAAGATTAAGGATTCTACTGCAAGACAAAAAGCAATAATGGAAAACAAAGACTTATTTGGATATTAAAGGAGGAGAATCATGCCAAAAGCAGGATTGACAAAACAGGCAGACTTTAGCCAGTTAACGGCACGTGAAGTCGATTTTGTTACACGTTTCACAGATAACTGGGAAGCCTTACAAACAATTTTAGGTATTACAAGACCAATCAAAAAAGAAGCAGGAACAAGATTAGTATCTTACAAAGCTAAAATGGTATCAGATGGCTTGCAGGGCGGAGCTTCAGTTGGTGAGGGTGAAGAGATCCCTTACACTGAATTTGGTGTAGATCCAGTAGCATACGGTGATGTTGCTATCGAGAAGTACGCAAAAGCTGTATCTATTGAAGCAGTTGCAAAATACGGCCCTGAAGTTGCGGTTCAGAAAACTGATGATCAGTTCCTTGTAGAACTTCAGAACGTAGTATTGACTAGATTCTATACGTTCTTGAAAACAGGTTCGTTGACTTTCACTCAGACTACATGGCAGAAAGCCTTAGCTAGAGCAAAGGGATATGTTTTAGAAAAGTTTGCTGGAATGCGAAAGACGGTAACTGATGTAGTTGGATTCGCAAACATTAATGATTTGTATGGTTATTTAGGAACAGCTGAAATTACAATTCAGACCGCATTTGGTTTGACATATGTACAGAATTTCATGGGATATAGTACGTTGTTCTTATGCCCTGACATTGACATTCCGCAGGGAACGGTTATTGCAGTACCAATTGAAAACATTGATATGTACTATGTTGATCCAAGCGATTCAGCATATGCTCAGTTAGGTTTACAATATACTACTCAGGGCGAAACTAACCTGATCGGCTTCCACGCTGAAGGTGATTACAAGCACGCAGTAGGAGAAGTATTCGCTTTAATGGGAATTACATTGTGGGCCGAATACTTGGATGGAATCGCAGTAGCAACAGTAGGAAGCGAAGATACAACGCCAACAGGAGCGTAGTAGTTGATGGCGTATAGAGTTGTGGAAATGTTTACCGATCTGCAGGACAACAACTATAGGTATGAAGTCGGTTCAACCTTTCCTAGAAAAGGGAAAAGAGTAACGAAAAAAAGATTGCAAGAGTTGTCAACGGTGAACAATAAACGTAAAACAATCTTAATTGAAGAAGTAGAAGATAAGGAGGAATAGCGGATGAATGTACTGTCAGAATTATGCGCGCATTGTCGCAATTGGTTTGAATCTGAAAAAGTTATGGATTCATATGTTATCAACAATGGCGAGATAAACCTTTCCAAGCTGGATGTGCATGACGGACAGTACATCCGCATTGTTGGTAGTGTCTTTAATGACGGCGTATATAAATATCCAACAACAGATTTGAAGGATGAAACATTTATCGGTTCTGTTTGGTTGTTAAAGATACCGCCTGAATTCCTTGAACTTGTCGAAGAAATTACAAAATGGAATCAGACCTATGGAACGGTGATTGATAGTCCTTATACTTCAGAGAGTTTTGGTGGGTATTCGTACACTAAAGCTAGTGGAGCAAATGGAAATGCTGTTTCATGGAAGGATTCATTTAGAAGTCGGCTCAACAGATGGAGGAAGTTATGACCTCGTTATTAGATCAGGCATTTGAAGAATGTGTTTTCATCAATAAAGTAAAGGAAGATGACGGGTACGGAGGTTACATTGATACGTATTCAGAGGGCGTTGCTGTAGAATGTGCAATTACGTTTAATACGTCATTGGAAGCACGTACTGCGGAAAAGCAAGGTGTCACGAGCCTTTATACAATCACAACTAAGAAAGATGTGATTCTTGAGTATCATGATATTATTAAAAGAAGACAAGACGGAAAGATATTTAGGATCACATCAGATGGTGATGACAGTGCAACGCCTGCATCTGCTAGTTTAAATATGAGACAGTGCACAGCCGAAGAATGGAGTCTTAATAATGGATAGCTGGCAGGCACAAGACGCTTTTTGGAATTCTTTTGGCATACCTGCATTTGAGGAATCAACGGTGCCTGAAGAAGTAAAAATGCCATATATAACATATTCTGCGGAATATGGTTTCTTCGAAGTAGAAACACAGCTGACGGCGAGCATTTGGTACGAAGGAAGATCATGGCGTGATATATCCAAGAAGGCGACTGAGATTCGTGATAGAATTGTTTCTTTACAAGGAAGCGCGATCAAGGTGGACAATGGGTATTTGAGATTGTTCATTCCTACCGTTCCATTTGCACAGCGTATGGCGGACGAAGATGAAAACACAAGAAGAATAGTCATTAATGTTGGAGCCGAATTTATGACACATTAATAATTGGAGGATTTGTATGGGAACTTATACGGTAATCCCTGAAGATACATTTCAGGCGTTGCAGTTGGATGCTGGCGTTCTTTTAAAGACTTTCGATCCAGCACAGCCAAGTATTACAGATGCAAACATCATTTGTGCTACCACTGGTGGTATCAACCCTACCTGCGTTCCGAGTTATTCGGATTTAGGGGAAGATGTGGATAACTGCCCTGTAAACATGAAAGAGTTGAAGCATTTGGATAGTTGGGAATGCAAGATGGCATTCACTTCATTAGGTACGAGTGCTGAACTGATTCGTATGTCTTTGGGTGCGGCGGACGTTACTGCGGAAAGCGGAATGATCGTACCTCGTAAGGATCTGAAGCAAACAGACTTTTCAGATGTATGGTGGGTTGGCGATAAAGCTAATGGAGGATTTGTAGCTTGCCAACTAAAGAACGCATTAAGTACATCAGGATTCAGTTTGCAAACAACTAAGAATGGAAAAGGACAGATTGCAGTAGAGTTAACAGGCCACGTTTCTATCAATGAACAGAGCGTGATGCCTATGGTATTCTATTCAATTGATCCTGAAGATACAGGAGCATAACTATGAGATTGTCGGACATTAAAGGAGAACGGGCCCTTGATGTATTAGCTGATCTGCTAGAACCTATTCAAGAAATTATGGCTGATGATGAGGCCAAGAAATTGTTTAAGGGTGGAAGCGAAGGTATGATCAAGGCAAGCCGTTACCTTTTAAAAAACCATAAAAAAGAGGTCATTGAAATTATGGCAATTACAGAATTAAAATCGGTTGAGGAATATACGGAACAAATGTCTGTTATTTCTTTACCGATTAAATTGCTAGAGATATTGAATGACCCTGAATTACAATCGCTTTTTACCTCACTGAGTCAGAACGAGGACGCCGACAACTTTGGCTCAGTTTCGGAAGTTACAGAGGCCCAAAGCGAATAAAGACTTTTCTGCGGTATGTCATATCACGCATTCAAATGGAACAGCGTGAGGAGGTGTACCGCATTTATATTAGTGATTCAATGAAAGCAATTATGGAATCAATCGGGGTTTCTGTGCATGATAGATACGTTGATCTTGCAAACGTCAAGAACAGAGCAAGGAACGTATCCGAACCAAAAGAGTCGGCAGAAGACATAATTGCTAGGATGAAAAAGAAGATGGAGGATTTGCAATAATGAATGTATTTGATTTGGTTGCAAAGATCTCAGTTGATGATACAAAGTTCAAAACAGGCTTAACAAAGTTAAGGGATGAATTGAAGTCAGTAGGCCCGCAAACTGGGAACATGGTTCAGCAGGTGGGAGCAAAGATGCAGATTCTCGGGAAAGCATTTATGCCTGTATCAATGATTGCAGGAGCAATGTTAGTTCCAGCCGTAAAAGGTGCTATGGATTTTGAAGATCAGATAGCAAAGGTACGAACTTTAGTTGATGAAACAAAGTATAACACTGACGGCTTGGCAGACACTTTTATTAAGTTATCAAATGAATCAGGACGAAGCACTGCGGAGCTGGCAGAGGCTGGGTATCAAGCATTGTCAGCTGGTGTGAAGTTTGATCAGATGAACGACTTCCTTCAAACAGCTGTTAACTTGTCAAAGGTCGGTTTCACAGAAACGGCAACGGCGGTAGATGTTTTAACAACTTCAATCAATGCGTATGGAGATAAAGCCTTGACTGCTGAGGAGTATGCGAATAGGTTGGTGCTTACTCAGAATAAAGGTAAAACAACGGTTGATGAACTTGCGGCTAGCATGGGTAGAGTAATCCCTACTGCGGCAGGTTTGGGAGTTAGTTTTGATAACCTAGCAACCGCATATGTAGCGTTAACTTCGCAAGGTATGAGTACTCGTATTAGTACTACATATTTAAATGCGTTATTGCAGGAGTTAGGAAAAACAGGAAGCACAGTATCGGACGTATTGTACAATCAGACTGGTAAATCATTTACGGATTTGATGAATGAAGGAAATTCGTTGGGCGATATTATTTCCATGTTAGGACTTGAATCGGCAGGGTTATCGGATAAAATGAAGCAATTGACGGATTCAGGAATGGAACCTGCGGAAGCATTGGAACAGCTGGCGGCTAGTGGAGATGCAGATGCAGTTGCGTTTATGAATATGTTTGGATCGAGTACGGCCGCTTCAGCCGCTTTATCATTGTTGAATTACGGAGCAGATGAGTTTAATAACACGATGGATGAAATGGCTGATTCTGATTCAGTGATGGCAGACGCATTGGAGAAGTTAAATACAAATGGTGCGAAGGTCAGAAAAACATTGAATGAGCTTAAGAATTTATTCTTGGTAATAGGTTCAAATGCGTTGGATGTATTAGCACCTGCCATTGAATCGGCTGGAAACTTTATCGGAGATCTTGTAAAGAAATTTACTGAAGCACCGAAAGGAGTACAGAAGTTCGTTTCCGTGGTATTAATGATCGTTACAGCAATAGGCCCTGTACTTTTAATTGGTGGTAAACTCCTTGTTTTTTTCGGTGGATTACCTGGAAAAATTATGGGTGCGATAGGAACAATAACCAGTTTCGGAAGTTCGTTAATGTCAATAGGTGGAGCGATTGCTACGGCTCTCGGCCCTGTTGGATTGATTATTGCGGCCGTTGTTGCGTTGGTTGGATACCTGATTTACGCATGGAACACAAATGAGGAGTTTAGAAATTCAGTCATTGAAGTTTGGAATAATATCAAGGAAGCAGTTGGAAATGCAATTGATAGTGTTGTTGAATTTGTTACGAATCTATACAATTCAATTTTGACAACTTTCCAAAATATAGATCAAGGTGCTAGAGATATTTGGCAGGCCGTTTTAAATTTTATAGCGAATATATGGAATACAATTGTTAGTACAGTTACAGGAATCATTTCAGGCCTTGTGAATGGAATTTCTAATGCATGGAATACGATACTGACGACTATTAGCACAGTTTTAACAAATATATGGACATTCATAACAAATGTTTGGAACGGAATATTGACTACAATTGGTTCGATTGTTAAATCTATATTGTTGGAAGTATCGGCGATTTGGCATACAATATCAACCACTATTTCCGATGTTGTGAATAATATTAAGACTTCTGTTCAGAACAAATTTAATAGCATAAAGTCAGCTATTTCAAACGTTGTGAATAGCATTAAAACCGTAGTAGGAAACGCATTCAATGCGGCGAAGACAGCTATGACACAGCCGATTGAAACCGCTAAGAATACAATTAAAGGTATCGTAGACAAGATCAAGGGATTGTTCCCTATAAATATTTTGAAAGCATTCAATTTGCCTAAGTTGCCTTCAATTTCAATCTCTCAAGGAAAGAAAAAAGTGGGTCCTGTTGAAGTACCATATCCTATATTGAGTTGGAACGCCAAAGCTATGGCGAGTGGTCTATTATTGAATGGTGCTACAATCTTTGGCATGAACGGCAATAGATTGTTAGGCGGAGGAGAAGCAGGCCCTGAGTTGGTTGTAGGTAAGAATAATTTAATGCGTATGATTAGAGAAGCTCAGGGTGGCGGAATATCGGATGAGGCTATGGCTTCCATGCTACAATTTATGGCTAGTAATCTATCTGAGGAAGCAATTACAAGAGCATTCGTTAAGGGTGCTAGTCAGATTGATTGGCAATTAATCGTTAATAATAGAGAGTTCGGCAGAGCTGTAAAGGCGGTGATTTAATTGTTTGAACATTTAATTCACGTTAATTCAAAAGGAGAATCCCTTGACTTTTATGAGCTAGGGATTTTCCAAAATTACAATGATTTACGAGATTATGAGTGGGAATATTCAGAAGTTGGAAACAGGATTAAGAATTTTCGGAAGAAGCCTGTACAAAAGACAGTCCCATATATATTCATAGTTGATGAAAAAAAAGCTGTTGAAATCGTAAATAAATTCCATGAGCATTTTGATATTGATATTGTTCGTAAAACAAAAGGATATTTCAAAATAGGTGAATGGAGATTGTATTGTTATTGTGAAGGAATGAACTTTGATGATTATTTAAAGCTGAATGGTTATTTAAAAGTAACCTGCAAATATATAAGTGATGAACCGAACTGGCGAAAGGAACAGAAAGCCAGTTTTAAACCGCAAGAGCAAGGTGACTATGACTTTTTAGATTTTTATAGTCCGAAAGCTGAGCCAAAGGTGTATGGCGGTGATTATCCTTTTGACTTTACAGGGCGAACAGCTGGACGAGCTTCATTCGTGGTAGACCATTTCGCAGATTGTGATTTTAAAATGACAATTTACGGCCCTGCAATTTATCCAAGGGTATTGATCGAAGATACTGTATATCAGGTGTACACAACGCTGGCAACGAATGAGTATTTAGTTGTTGATTCTAAAAATAAACAAGTTTATAAATATTCCGTAAATGGATATAGAACTAACTGTTTTGATTTAAGAAATAAAACGAACAGCATATTCACAAAAATATCAGGTGGATCTCATTCGGCAATTTGGGACGGAAGTTTTGGATTTGAAATCAGTTTTTACATTGAAAGGAGCACGCCGACATGGAATTTATTTTGACAGACAAATTCAGGCGTGAGCAAATGGTTCTGAATGCTTTGCAGATAGATGTTTCGGTTCATTATGAGGATTGTGACGCAGATAATAACACATTCTCTGTACAGATCGAACCTGAATCATATGACGCCAGCTGGATGAACAGTGGTTGTGTTATCTTTTCGCCGAATGAAGAATTTGGTGGAGAGGTAGGCGTGATAGGATCTAACACAGAAGAAAATGTAGTCATTTTAGAAGGCGATACGTGGCGTGGGAAGCTGAGAAAAAAAGTTATCAGTCCACCGAACGGAGAAGCATACAAAATTGTAAGTGGAGATGTGAATGCCATAATAAAAGATTTGGTAGATCCTTGTTACAGTGGAGTAATGCAAGGCTCTTCACTTCCAGCTGATGTGAGCGTGACTAATTACCAATTTGACCGATACTGTACGCTTTTAGATGGAATAAACAAGATGTTGAGGTCTGTAAATCGGAAACTGCATATTCGATATGTACAAGGTGAGCAAGGCAGAAATGGTTATTGTGAAGTGTCGTCAAGTCCAATTGTGGACTTTACGGAAACGCTTGAAATTTCGCAGGATACGGACATGAACACATTGAAGTTTGTTACATCAAATAAAATGAATGGTATTAATCATTTGATATGTTTAGGCACAGGAGAATTGACAGAGCGAATGGTGGTTCATTTGTATGTAGATCAAAACGGTAATATATCACAAAGAAGAACGTTCACTGGCAACGAGGATCGGACAGAGGTTTATGATTATCCATCTGTTCAGAATAAACAAGAATTGATTGACGGTGGTACTAAGAGATTACAGGAAGTAATGAACTCACAGTCTTTCGGCTTTGACGCTGACGATCTTGATTTGAGCGTAGATATATCAGACATAGTTGGCGGTAAAGATTACATCACAGGATTTCAGGCTTCAAAGCCTGTTGTAAAGAAGATATATAGAATGGATATGGATGGTGTTGAAACAGTGCAGTATGAATTGGAAGGAGAGTACTCATAATGAACATTGTTACTGGGTTTAGAAACGAGCCTCATGTTACAGCTGAAGATATGCGAGTGCTTATTCGCTCCGTATATGGTAACGGTTCGGTTATAACGGCGATTGGTGAGAAGTTAGAGCCTGAATTGATTTCAAATAATGAAGTACGAATACATGATGGAGCGATTGTTCAGCAAGGATGTTTTGGACGTATCGAGGCAAACACATATGAAGTTATAACAATTGACAATGGTAGCCAAGATATGAACCGTATAGATTTAATTGTAAGCAGATATGAAATGAATGCCGATACAGGTATTGAATCTATGACGCTGAAATTAATCAAGGGCGAGGAAACGGAAGGAACGCCTATCGCTCCAAGTCATGTATCGGGTAGCATTGAAGATGGAGATTTGATTGATGAATTTCCTTTGTTTCAGATTAATTTGCAAGGAATTACGGTCACGAGCGTAGACAGATTGGCAGAACCTGTACAAACTGTATATGCGGGAGGATTAATCGGGACTGAGGAATTGACCACTGAAGCACAAACGTTAACTGGAGCAATTAATGAATTGGACAAAGCCGAAGTGCTTACTTCAAACATGATATGGGACAACACCTATACTAACGCTTCACAGCCAAGAGAGCAAAAGTGTCTGAAGATAGGTCACGTTGTTTCGTTCGCAATAACATTTACGGTTCGGACAGTTTTGAAAGATAATGTACCATTGATTAGCGGATTGCCTAGACCATATGGTTCTACGCTTCAGTTTACAGGAATGAACATTACAAAGGGAACGCCTATGTCAATGGCAATACACGCTAGCGGTTATGTCACCAGATGGTACGGTGGACCAACGTCAGTTGGTGATGTTATCCGTTGTGCTTTTACATATTTAACCAATATAGATGAATAGGAGTATATTATGACACAATATTACATTACGGAAATTAGACAACTAGCAAATGGAGAGTTTGAACATCAAGTGCATTTTGCATGGGATGAAGACCCTATGAAGGCGAGATTGAAAGCAGATAGCAAGTACTATGAACTATTATCAACTGCGGCTGTTAGCAATACCAAGAAGCATTCAGCTATTCTCTTTACGGAAGAATCTGTACCATTGTTATGGCAGTGCTATACACATGAGCTGGAGGAGGCTAGTGAACAATGAATTATTTAGCAAGTAAATTATGGTGGGAGAAAGCAGGAATCCGAGCTTTAAAAACTATGTGCCAAACAGCTGTTTCTTTAATTGGTACTAATGCCATTGGAATCACAGACATTGATTGGTTAGCGGTAGGTAGTGCGTGTGCATTGGCTGGCGTATTATCCTTGTTAACATCATTAGGCGGTATTCCAGAGGTTGAAGAATGACGCCCGAAAGCACAGTATCGTTGGCGTTGATATTCGGCATTATTTCGGCAGTAGGCGTTGTATTCAATATGGTACGGTCATATCGAGAATCCTTATCAGGAATTATAAAAGCAAATGTGAAGCTTGATGAACTTTGTGGCAAGGTGGATGAACAACGGCTTGATGTTAGGGCGATAGATCAGAAGATAAACAACATGGGCAAGAAGCAATTAGAGCACGATATTCGTATGGACGGCATAGAAGAAAGGCTATGCAGGCTGGAGGAACAACATGACTAGACTGCATGGTATTGATGTGTCAGACCATAATGGTTACATTGATGTATCGAAGTATGATTTTGTGATCATACGAGCGTGCTGGGGAACGCATACGGATTCAAAGCTAGATTATTGGGTAAATGAGTGCAACGAGAAAAAGACGGCATATGGACTTTATCTGTATTCATATGGTTTATCATATGAGGATGGAAAATCAGAAGCTGAGTTTTTGCTAGCAACGATTCAAACAAAGAATCTAAAACCTTCAGTAGGTGTTTGGTTTGATATGGAGGATGCGGATCATTACAAGTTAAAGCGTGGTGCTTTGAACAGAACGGTTATTACGGATGTATGTAATGGATTTATCGATGAGTTCAAAAAATCAGGGTACTACTTTGGAATCTATTCTACCCGCATTTGGTTTAGGGATTATATGCCTACCATCAAATGTAATAAGTGGATTGCTCATTGGGATTCTAATAATGGTCAAGTAGGAAGTGATTTATCAGGCGAGTGTGATATACATCAATACACTTCTGTTCCTTTTGACAAGGATATATGCTTTAAGGATTTTGAACATTTCAAGAAAAAAGGATCTGTGAAGGAGGCGGAAAACGTGGGAAAATTAATGACGAGCAAAAGAGAAGGAATCCAAGATTTCTTGTGCCCTTTCAAAAAACTGTACATCACTCAAGGTACAGGAGTAGGAACTCACATTGGTACACAGGCCATTGATGTGGTCAATGGGAATGGAGCTAAGGCTGCGTATTATGCGCCTGCAGATATGATGTGCTTTGCAACATATCCTAGTAACGGTCAGGCCATGTGGATTACGCAAAATAAGGTACGCTGTCCTAATGGTTACATTGGCTATGTGGTCATGTGTACAGCTCATGATGAAACATTGAACTTTGGAGCAGGATTCAAGATTAAACAAGGTCAGCAAATTGGAAACATGGGTAACGCAGGTAATTCATTAGGAGTTCATTGCCATATCCAGTGCGCTCAAACAAGCGATAAGTCATGGACTAGAAATCGTTATGGAGTGTGGCATTTCAATTGGGAAAAAGACCCGACAGACATTTTCTATATGGATGGTGTGAAAATTCTTAACTATACAAATGCAGGTTGGAAGTTCATTTCGGATGAAAAAGCTGGCAAGATCAATTACAGAGCTCATTGCCAAACATATGGCTGGATGAACTGGACTAAAGATGGTGGAATAGCTGGAACTACTGGCAGGGCCAAACGTATGGAAGCCTTGCAAATCTATACTACTGATGGTACTGTAATTGAGAGAGTAGAAGCTCATATGCAGTCAATCGGATGGAAGACATATGAAGCTCCGAGCAAAGATACGGTCATTGGAACGACAGGTCAATCAAGACGATTAGAAGCATTGAAAATCAAAACTTCAAAGCCGTGTAAAATGCGTGGCCATATTCAGAATAAAGGATGGACAGATTGGGTTGATTGTGATGGCAAAGATATGATCGGAACGACAGGTAAATCGCTGAGATTAGAAGCGATTGAAATAAAAAGAGTCTAAACTCGCAGGATCTTCAACTGTTTCAAGAATGTAAGTTTAGATATTTCGCAAGACGGGCATATATTGTCCGTCCCTTTTTTATTGTTAAAGTTGAAATTTGTTCTTGCATTCATTTCATCATGTGCTATAATATAAATGGTCATCAAGACTGCACTTTCACATATTTGGCAATATTTGTTTCGAGAAAAAGGGATTTCATGTTGAATCCTTTTTTCTTTTTTTGTAAAATATAATTACAAACAGGCCCACTTTCTCCTTGAATTTATTTGTCATTTGAATTTTACATAAAACCTCACTTTATACATCAGCAGCAACGATACGACTTTTGAGCATACATAAATATAAGGGTCTGTTTTCGATAAGGGCATAATGCCCTTTTCTTTTTGCGTAAATTTAAATATAATTAAATAAAAATGGAGGACCGAAAATGGAAAGAGATAACGTGCCGTATGTTGTTCACGAAGGTATTGTATCAAGGCAGGAAAGGACTATAAAACGTTTAGTGATTGCGTTAATCATAGCAATTTCATTAATGTTTATTTCTAATTGTATATGGATTCATTATATATCAATGTATGATTTTGAAAGTTATGAATATACACAAGACGGCGAGGGCATTAATGTATTAGGTGATAGAAACGAGGTCAGTAAATGAGTCAGAAATTAAGAGTTAGAAGAAGAAGGAGAAAAGACGGAAAAGCTCGTGGCGTTGCTAGAAGAAGGGTGTCAAGGAGATCAAGGAGAAGATGAAACATAACTTTTCTTGTTATGATTTATCAAGGAGTGAGCTTGAGTATTTGATTGACGAATACATATTCAGTGAAAGAGATAGAGCTATACTGAAGCGTAGATTGTTGGACGGCATTTGTTTTGAACCACTGGCTGAAGAATTTGATTTATCAGTAAGGCGTATTAAAACGATTGTATATAAGAATGAGGATAAACTTTTCAAAGTGATGGAAAAGTTGCATTTATAATGCACATTTGGGACATTTCAAGTGTGCGTTTTTTATTGCATAATTTAGGCATGAAATATGAGTACTTCAATCCGAATCCAGCAGGCCGCAGGGTAGGAGATTGTGCCGTTCGTGCAGTCGCTAAGGCTTTGAATATTGATTGGGAAACAGCATATTCATTGATTGCTAAGAATGGGTTTTATATGTGCGATATGCCAAGCTCTGATTCAGTATGGGGAGCTGTATTGCGTCAGCATGGATTCAATAAACATATAGTTCCTAATATGTGCCCTGATTGTTATACGGCTATGGATTTTGTTGATGATCATAACAAAGGAATATATGTAATAGGATTTGGAGGCCATGTGGCAACATCTATAAATGGAGTACTTTACGACAGTTGGAACAGTTCAAATGAAATACCTATTTATTATTGGACAAAGGAGGAATAGAACGTGGCTTATAATAATATGCAATACGGATTGCCGAACTACTATTATCCGAATTATCAATTACAGCAGACACAGCCTATGCAGAATAACCAAGGAATTATATGGGTGTCAGGCGAAGCTGGAGCTAAAGCGTATTTAGTTGCACCGAATACCACCGTTCAATTGTGGGATAGTGAGTCGCAGACAATCTTTGTGAAGTCTGCAGACGCTTCGGGAATGCCTTCAATGAAAATATTAGACTATACAATTCGAGGGAACACACCTGAGGCTTCCAAAAACGAACGTAGAGAAGATTTTGCAACAAAAGAGGATATTTATGCCTTGCAGAATAAATACGCTGAAATCGAACGCAAATTAGCTCAGATAGGAGGCACAAATGAATCAACTATACAATCAAATAAACAAAACAAACGGAAATGATTTTATTTCAAGATTTAATCAATTCAGACAAACGATAAATGGCGACCCTAGAACACAGGTTCAGAACCTTTTGAATAGTGGGATGGTATCTCAGGAACAATATAATATGGCTGTTCAGCAAGCGAACCAGCTCATGAAATTTATTAAGTAGTTATAAACAATGCGCATATGTTTATATAGATTGAAGAAGGAGATTTTTATATGGCTTTAACAGACGAAAATATGGTCATGCCCGTATCACCAATGAACGGTGGTTTTGGAAACGGATTTGGCGACAATGGTTCGTGGTGGATCTTGTTATTATTTATTTTGTTAGGAAACAACGGATGGGGAAATGGCTTTAATGGCTGTGGCTCAGATATTTACCCGTGGATGAATCAATCGAATCAGATTAATGGTGGATTCAGAGATCAGATGATCAACGGCACAATCAATGGCATTCAAAGCTCTGTAACTTCTGGATTTGGTGATGTACAGACGGCATTATGTAATGGATTCTCCAATGCGGAGATTTCTAACAATGCTAGACAGATCGCTAATATGCAAACGGCGTTTAATTCACAAACTGCTATCACTGGAGGATTGACAGATTTATCAAGCCAGTTAGCTTCATGTTGTTGCGAGAATCGTTTAGCTAGTGCGAATTTAGCAAATGTTATCCAAACAGAAAACTGTGCGGATCGTCAGGTTGTGAGTGATGGAATCAGGGACGTGCTAACGGCTACCAATGCTCAGACGCAGAAAATTCTTGATATGATGTGCCAAGACAAGATTGATGCTAAAAATGAAAAGATTGCAGAATTGCAGAATCAGTTGACAATGGCGAATCTAGCGGCTTCTCAGAACTTGCAGACACAGCAGTTACTGACAGACAATTTAGCTCAAACGAACGCATTGGAGCAGTATTTAGCTCCAGTTCCAAGACCTGCATATATCGTGCAGAATCCTAACTGTTGCACAAATAATTGTGGTTGTGGTTGTGGAATGTAGGTGATTTCTTTGGCGGAATATTTGGCAAATGATATACAAAGTGTGAATTTAAATAATCCAGTTATATTCACGGCCTCTATCCCTTGCACTAAAGGATTCGTTTACCATGAGGACGAAACAGGGATTTTTATTCTCAAAGGAATAACTCCGAATTGCTTTGCACGTTATCAAGTTACATATAATGGGAACATTGCAGTTCCTGAGGGTGGAACAGTCGGGCCAATAGCCATAGCTATAACAGTTAATGGAGAACCGAGGTTAACGAGCAGGGCGATTATTACGCCTGCGGCCGTTGATCAGTATGGAAATGTGACTAGTACTGCATTAATCACAGTTCCAAGAGGATGTTGCTTCAATTTGGCCGTTGAATACGTAAATGGTTCAGATGATCCAGCAATAACGCCAACACCAAATATTGAAGTACAAAATTCTAACCTAGTAATAAATCGAGTGGCGTAGGAGGTTTAAATGCAAGAGTTATACGAATTGAAGGAAAAGTTGTGTGACGAGTTGAAAGAGTACGGCAGAAAAGATATGTCAGCTGGAACGTTGGAAGTTGTAGATAAACTTACTCACACAATCAAAAACCTTGAAAAGATTATTGAAAATTATGAACATGAAGAATATAGCGGATATTATGGTGGCGGTATGCGTGGCGATATGGATGGTACTAGAAACTACACTTACCGCAGAAATTATGGCCGAGGAAATTCATACGGAAGATATTCAAGAGATGAGCATATGGTATCGGAATTGCGAGATCTCATGAACGAAGCGCCTGACGAACGAACTCGGAAAGAGTTTGAAAGATTTATCAGCAAAATAGAATCTATGTAGGAGGTGGAGGCCTTGATTACAGAAAAAGATCTATTGGAAGCAATAGCTGAATGTCAAGGCGAAAGGAATCCGAACGCCAATACCTGTATTAAGCTATCGGCATATTACACGATTCTAAATCAAATGAGGAAAGAACCCGCAGAACAATACTCATTTGCATCAGAACCTGAGATGGTTACGCTATCTGGCGATACCGAATTTATGAAGGCAATAGAAGGAATGCCTGCGAATGATGTAATAATGATCATGGATGAATTAATGACAACGTTATCAATTGTTAATCCAAGATTGTATAGAGGAGTTATGAACAAGCTATGATAGTTGAAATTTTTAACAAGCCGAATCATTATGAAATATACATCAATGGTAACTTCTATGCATCATGTGACAACTACCATGAAGTTCAGTATGAATTGAGTAAGCAAACAGGTTCTACTTACATTTATGAAAGATAGCACTGTAATAGGTGTTATCTTTTTTTTTAAAATAATTATAAATTATGTATTGACAATTATTAATTTTATGATATAATAAAGATGTAAAAAGAAAAGGGTTATAAAACCTGAGGAGGAAAAAACATGAAAAAGTTACAATACGAAGTTATATTTACAATCAACAAAGGAATTGAAGAATTATTGGACAGCAGAAACATTCACGTAAATTGGAAAGCTGGAGAAGATAGAATGTTTAAGGCTGAAGTTAGCTGGGCAAACGTTGGAAGCGTTGAGCCGTCTGAAGCCGAAATGTTTGGAAAGAAGATAGTATTGGCAAGTGAAGTTGCTAATGAATTAAATAAATATCAGGTAAAGGGAATTTGTTCTGATGAATATGAATTGGATTTAGAAGATAAAAAGAAAATTGTTCACCTGATCAAAAATGGTGGAGATTGTATGAGAGAAGAAGTTTTTGGATTTATAATGAACAAATACGGTCAGGAAGCATAACAGCTTCCTGCACTTGAATGGAAAATATAAAATAAGGAGAATAAATATGAATAAGGTAGAAAAGAGAATGGTGGAAAGGATAAATTTCCATATTGATACGTTTATAAAAAATGCGTTCGAATTAAATGGCAATAAAAAATATTTAGAATCATACGTAGAAGATATATCGTGTGAATGTTATGGCATGATCCAAATGCTGGAAACATTCCTAATGGATAGGTATGGAGGATTTGAAAAATATAAAAATTCTAAAGATTATAAACTGATCATAGAATTAAAGGATCGTGTGAGAGAAGAAACGGTGGAAAGCATTCTAAAAATAAGAGAGGCCTGATGGCCTTTTTTATTTTAAAAAAATCAAAACAGGTATTGACTTTACTAAAATTGTGATATATAATAAAGGTGTAAAAAGATAAAGGGTAGATACCCAAGGAGGAAAAAACATGATTAAATTACATTACGAAGCTATTGAGGCAGTTCAAAGAGGTTTAAACAGAATGTTTAAAGATGTTGCTGTTGATTGGGATGATAGTTACGGTGATACTTATGAGGCATTGGTAAGCTGGTACAGTTTAGGATCGGTTGATTCAAACAAAGCTAAAGAGTTTAAAAAAGAATTAGACTCAGCTATGGAAATAGCAAATATCTTAAATGGTTATGAAATCGAAGCAGATTACGTATTTGAAAGTATTGACGAGAATGAATATAATGGCATTATTAATCGTATCAAAGAATCAGGTGATTATTTCTTTGAAGAAATTATGGAAAGCATAATCGAAAAATACGGAGTGGAAGAATAAAATCTTCCCTCTTATTTTTGATAAAAAAATAAATAATATATTGACATTATTAAAATTATAATATATAATATAATTGTAAATAAGATAAAGGAGATAAAGGAAAATGACAAAGAACGAATTTGAAAAGATTGCAAAGAGAAATGTAACAGATGAACAATACAAGGCAATTGAAACATTATACATGGCGAGTGATCTAGACAAATATGAGTTTACAAAGAGCATAAAGGGATTGTTGAAATCAATTCCAGAAGAAAACAATTCAGAAAAGTTGATAATTGGAGTCAAGCAAATGCCAAACGGAACATGGCTGGCATATGAAGCAGAGCTAATTGATTTCAATATTGAAACTGGACTGGCTGAAGTTAGAAGATTATCAAGAAACAGATGCTGGGCAGAAACAAATTTTGATTATCATTACACACAAGTACACGAACAGTAAACAACAAGTGAGGCGATAACACTTCAACACCGATTTTAGGAGGAGGAAGAAAGATGAAATACTATGTAACAGAACACGAGAATTATTGGGAGATCTATTTGAGAAGTGATGAACTTTTTGAATATGAGCTGTATGGAAGATATTACAATGAAAGGGAATTTTATCAAGAGATAGAATACCTTGAAGAAACGGTTATGTAGGAGGGAAAAATAAAGTGAATAAAAGCTGGCAGGATCGGGAAGCATGAATTGATTTATGACTAAAACATGAAATAAAACATTGACATAAAATAAAAAAGAGCTTATAATATAAACAGAAATAAATATAAAGGAGAAAAGAAAAATGACAAATCAACAAATAATTCTTAACGAGCGGTTTCGCCTAATGGAAAAGGGGATCATTAAAGGAACAGGGAAATATGTAAAAGCCTTGATCCTTAATTCAGAAGGAATCGAGGAAGAAATGGTTATAGAAATTCCTGAAGAAATTCATACATACGCACATTGGAAGGAACTTGGGTATCAGGTTCAGAAAGGTCAAAAGGCAGTTGCAAAGTTCGGCGTATGGAAGTACACCGAAAAAGAAAAAGAAAATGGTGAAAAGGATAAACGAATGTTTATTAAACATTCAGCATTCTTTGCACCGAATCAAGTGGAGGTGATCAAATGAAAGAGTATGGAAAAGGAGCTAAGGGTATTGATATGTCTTTAGCCATCAGGATTTCAAATAGAGTGCAGGAAAAAGAACAGCTAGCAAAGTCAGCAAAGGAGGAAACAGATGACTTAAGCAACAAAGAAATAGTACAAGGTGTTGTAATGCTAATTACATTACCTACATTGATACTGTTAGCAGACATTATAGGTGGAATCTTCCATCTATGGAATTGAAAGGAGGTGAATGAATGAGTGATTGGAACGTAGCTGACCGCCGCCATGTTTATTGGGAACGAATCAAAAAAGAGTTTCCAAAATTCAAGATGAAAGCTGTATGCAGATATGCAGGAATTGCGTATGCGACATACAGGGGAGCGTTATGGAAGTCATATGCTCCGAGAGAAGAAACTGTAGAGGCATTGATGGATGCTATTGAGCATATTAAGCGTATGCCGTTGGAACAGGCCAGGGAATATGTGAATATGTCTAAAGCCTCAAAGGAGGTACATATTACATATGGCCGTATTGCCAACTGGGCACAAGGCAAAGGCCGATTATCTGATAGAAATAAACAACGCATCAGAGATTGGCTCAATTCATAAAAAAACCCACCGATGTGGTGGGGAAAGGAAAACATGTGCATTATTATGGCACATTCAAATTATAACACAAGGAGGAACAAAATGGCAGAAAAAAACATAGTAGCTAAAGCATTAAATAAAGAAGAAGTGAAAGTAGTTAAAGAGGAAAAACCCAAAATGAATTTTTGGGAGAAGATTTCAAGATTGCAGAACGAGTTGAAGGCCCCAAAAAATCTGTATAACTCGTTCAGTAAATTTTATTATCGCAACGCAGAAACCATTCTTGAGAATGCAAAACCGTTATGCATCAAGTATGGAATGACATTGACTGTATTTGATGAGGTAGTGCAGATCGGCGAACGATATTATATCAAAGCTACTGCACAGCTTGTGGATTGGGAAACGCAAGAGGTCCTTACAAACTCAGCATATGCTCGTGAGGATGACAAGTTGAAAGGTCAGACAGGCGGGCAGTTAACTGGAACAACGAGCTCCTATGCCCGCAAATATGCATTAAATGGTCTTTTGTGTATTGATGACACAAAGGATCTTGATACAGATGAGGTGAAACGTCCTCAGGTTCAGGAGGATGCTGATTACACGAACCAAGTAACACAATATACTTCATTATGTACACAAGCGACTTCGCTGGGTATTGATTATCGAGATGATCAAAAGATTGTAGCATGGCTGAACCGCAACGGATTATATGAAACTGATCCATCCAAAATGAATGGAACTGAATTGAAGC